TTACCCGAGCAAGCGAACACAGGAAGAGAGCCAAGATATAATACTCAGAATAATTATTCCGAAGAAAACCATCAAAATTATCACTACGATAAGACAAGTTGTCTTTTGTACCTTTTGTTCTTGAGTGGCTCTCTCTGTTTCTTTTTGTATTTTCACATAAGCTCTATCTTTAGCTACAGCCGCCGCCATGAACTCAGGATCGGAAAGCATTGCATAGAAGAGCTTTATAGTTGCTCTCGCATCTTCCCCTGCATCATGTGCGGCAAACTTAATCCCATAGTGCTTTGCTGCTGTAGTAAGCTTCGTCCAAAGATAATCATCTTTAGCGCTGCTCCATCTTCCAAAAACCTGCGCATAGTCTTCCATCAAATCGTATTGTTCTTTATCGGAGAAATCAAAGCCCTCTGCCTCCATCATAGAAATATCGAAAGGCAGGTTGTATCCAACGATAAGATCGGCTGCATTTATAGCTTCCTGCACCTGATCAGCAACTTCTTCAAGTTCCGGCTTTCCTTTAACCATTTTAGGTGTAATGCCATTGATTTCTTGAGCATTAGGCCATCTTTTTCGTGTAGGCGGACATATAAGCGACTCAAAGATGCTCTTCCCATGACCATCTATCATAGATAGCTGTATGATCTCATCTTTTCTAGGGTCAAGTCCGGTTGTCTCTGTATCTATGCAAAGGATTTTCTCTGCAGGTATCGCAAGGAGTCTCTTATAGTAGTTAGAACCTCGGCTCAACATTCTATCCATCTATGCTCCCCATCTACTCCATTTCCTTAGCCGCTTGGAACCATACAACCGCTCCAGCGAACTTCACTTCATGATCATCCGGATTACTCACAACAATATCCTCAAAACCCTCCACATACGTATCAGGCGACAGTACGAGCGTATTTGCACCTCGAAACATCCGTCTCATAACGTAATCCGCTCCATCAATAGACACGACGGCGATAGAGCCGTTCTGCGGCACTACATCCGGGTCTACGAGAACATAGCAGCCCTCAGGATATACATTGCCCATACACATTCCCTCAACCTCTAGGAAGTAAGCGTGAGGCCGGTGCTGAATCACTTCATAAGGAGCTGATATCTTCTCTTCAAGCATAACGGGCTCTTGAGCGTCTCCGGCATGCACACGACCAAGCAGCGGCGCATAGGCAACCCTTGAAGGTGTAGGTGTGATAGAAGCAGCAGGGCGAGAAGTACTATTCATGGAAATGCTGTCGGCAACAAGGTCACTAACTGAAACATTGAGCACCGAAGCTATTCTCTGAATAGCCCCCATTCTTGGTTGAGACCAACCGGTCTCCCATTGAGTAACTGTTGAGCGTGCAACGTCAACCTTCTCGGCGAGTTCTTCTTGCGTTAAGTTTTCACGCTGGCGGTAATACTTGATGTTTGAAGCGAGTGACATTTCTGTTGTCTTTCTCGTATATGTTTGTTTTTCTTACCATTTTAGTAAAATTAGCTTGACAATCAACGTTTGTTTAATTAACCTACTAAGCGAAAGGGGGCTTTCATGCCAAGGTTGAAAGAATACAGAGAGGCAAAAGGCGTCAAGCAGTCTGCCGTTGCCGCAAAACTAGGAATATCTCGTCAAACCTATTCGTTCTATGAAAAAAATCAAGAAAAGATGACATTTGAGCAAGCAAAAATTGTATGCGATTTCCTTGGAACTCGCGTTAGCGATATTTTTTTGCCACTTGATGTTGATTAAACAAACTCTTCACGATGCTCTTTTTGTAATTTTGCACCTTGAAAATCGCATACCCATCCTTGACGCAAACCGGGGGAGCCGGCAGCGCCTGCAGGATGCATGTTGTCGGCTCTCATGAGAAGAACCGTCAGGAACTTTATATCTAAATTAAATTGCCCTCACACAGGCGCAACTGCGTAAGGGCTTGTCCGAAAGGTGTCCCCTATGGACTCTGTAATTATACCAGCTGATAAGGAAGAACTGACGGTAATACAAGTGCCTATCAATCATGTATTCCTTACGGTTCCCGAGGTCGCGCGTCTTTTTGGTGTACATCAGGAGCGTATACGCGAGTGGACTAAACGTGAGATTGACCCCCTTCCTGCGCTACATCTTCCAGGAGTTAAAAACAACCGCTATCACCGAGACGCTGTCCTTGCATGGGCTGCGTCTATTAAGCCTTTCAATGTTTAGGAGGCGTGTATGTCATTAACAGTTTTTACAAGCGACGAGTTCGGTCAGTTGCGTACCACTACAATCAACGGTGAGCCGTGGTTTGTGGCAAAAGATGTTACTGATTCTCTTGGTTTGGACAGGACGGCTACCCGCCGCCTAGACGATGACGAAAAGGCAGTGCGTTCAACGCACACCGTTGGCGGTGCTCAGGACATGACTATTGTTTCGCTTCCGGGGCTTTTGTCGCTTGTTTTATCGTCTCGCAAGCCCGGGGCTAAGGCGTATAAGCGCTGGGTGACGCATGAAGTTCTACCTGCGATACATCGCGACGGCGGATATATCGCTGCTGAAGTCAACGAGCCGCCCGAAGTAATCCTCGCCCGCGCCCTTAAAATCGCAGACGAGACAATGCGGCGCCAAAAACAGCAGATAGAGGAGCTGGCACCACGCGCTCGCTTTGCTGATGCAGTAGCCGCATCTGATGGCTGCATTCTCGTTGGTTCTCTGGCTAAGATCATGCGCCAAAACGGCCTTAACATCGGGCAAAACCGACTATTTGAGCGCTTGCGCTCTGATGGCTATTTATGCAGCTTTGGCCGCTCGCGCAATGTTCCGACGCAGCGCGCCATGGATATGGGGCTATTCCGTATCAAAGAGACCGTAATCGGCCATGCCGACGGTAGCACGACCATCCAAAAGACTCCACTTGTAACCGGAAAAGGTCAGGCATATTTCGTTGACCGCTACTGCGCGGAGGTGGTTATCGATGACTAGAGACGGATTTATTGGCTGCATAGTGATTTTTGGTGCAGCTTTTATCCCGGGCATTGTCGAGAGTATCGATATACCAAATGGCCTGTTTTTTGCGGTGATGATAGCCATTTTTGCTGCTATAGCCGTGTGCCTTTGCTGGCTTTATAAGCAGCTCAAATCTGAGGAGTGCGCATGAAAGAGATGGGATTAGCTATGGATACCGTATTTTCAGGCGTTGTGACACCTGAGGAGCTTGCAGAGCTCAAAGGGCGCTCGTCACATCAAGAGCCAAAGGAAGCGGTTGTAAGGCTACTCGCCCCATCAGGTGGCAACGCACCCCACTCAATCATTATTCGCTGTCCTATCGAGCTTAAAGGGACTTATGAGAAGTGGCTCGTAGGAGTCGGAAACAAAAATCACTGGGATGCCACGGTTAAAAGTTGGTTGGAATAATTACAAATTGAGGAGTTAATGATGCTCGCTAAACAAGAGCGCGAGGAAATCGCTAAGAGAGCGCAAAGGGTTAATGGCAAGAAAGAGCGCGATAACCCTTATTTTGTCTTGACGGGAGATCTTATCCCTAATAACACTCCTGTCGATGATGATTATAAAAAGATGAGTTTGGTTATCAATGACCTTTGCGACACGTCAGACATGGTCGAGTTGCCGCTTGATAAAAACGGCGTACCGATACGCATCGGGGACACCGTGTTGTGTCATGGAGCAAAAAGGACAGTTAAAGCTATAAAGATATATGAGACTATGACTCGTATCGTTTATGAGATACCAGAGAAGCTCATTAGCTGGAGTTCACCGGAATTGGTTACCCACGCTGACCCTATCAGCGATCATGAAAGCATAGCACGTGCCATAGAGGACATTACACATTGTCTTAATGACGCTGCTGCCAGTCTCAAGCTCCAAGATATTGCTATGGAGCTAAGAAAGCTAGGTGGTAGCAATGACTGAGCGCCAAGAGGTAGCAGCAAAGCTGCGGGAATTGCGGCACAGGACCTACTACCGCGAAGAGATTGTTGAGAGCATCTGTGATGCCATCAGCATCGCGGACCCCGTGAACACGTTTCGCGAGCCGGAGGACGTCTATGAGCTGCTCGCAGACATCATAGACCCTACATGTCACGACTTCGGCGGTGAAGAAGGCACTAATGGCGATGGCTACGACTTTGCATGCTCTGCCTGTGGCTGGTGTGGAGATGTGACCGAGCCTAATTATTGCCCGTACTGCGGCGCAAGGGTGGTGAGCATTTATGCGTAGTGATATTAAGGCTGAAATTATACCTGATCATACTCTTAGCAATGACCTAAGGAGTGCGTGCGGGTGGTGTGATCAAAACGGACACTACACAGGCGCAGTCAGTGTAACTGTCTTGCGGCTTAGAAAATGGGCTGAGATGGCATTCCTGCTTGAGACGGAACTCAAAATTATGAAGGAAGGTAGGCAATGAGTGATTGCATTACTCCAGAAGAGCGCCATGAGGTAACAGTAAAGCTGCGGGAGGCCGGGCGAGAGCTAGACGGCGATAGTGCCTCAAGCATACGTTCAGCGTTTTGTACAATCGATCACATCATAGGTACACAGGATACAGGCCGTACCTTTGAGCCTTTCTTTGACCGTTTAGCCGACCTCATAGACCCTACATGCGAGCTAGACCTTGATTTTTGCATGGAATACATCGTGTGTCAGTCGTGCGGATATGAGCTACCACATGGTACACATCTTGACGAGACTAAGTATTGTCCCAACTGTGGTTCACGAGTGGTGGTGAGTAAGGATGAGTGACCAAATACTTGCCAAAGTCATTGACGAGCTATCAAAGCGACTCGGCACAGCCTATGACATCACGGCATCAGCTATTGAGCAGTATGCACAACTGAGAGTCATGCAATCGATTTATGCAGTAGCTGTATTTGGCGTCCTTTTAGCAGCTTTTGTCGTAGCTCTTGTATTGCTCGCTCACTTATATAAGCGATGCAGCCGACCACAGCGGGAGTGTCTTGGGGTAGCAATAGCGTTTTGTGTGATAGCTGTAATCTTCCTTTTTGTGCCGCTCCTGATTTTTGCAAACAGTGCCCTCGGCTGGTGCTTACATCCGCAAGGCATGCTTGTACAAGAGATCATACAGGCGGTGAGATGATGACTTTACCACCAGTCCTAGACGTGGCCTGCGGGCCACGTAGTTTTTACTTTGACAAAGAGGATGCGCGCGTACTTAAGTGCGACGCACATCCGCGACATCCGGTACTTCTCAATGGCAGGACGCTTGATGTCAGCCCTGATATGGTGGCCGACTTCCGGGAGCTACCTTTCCCGGACGAAAGTTTTAGCCTCGTCATCTTTGACCCGCCGCATCTTATCGGTAAGCGCGGCTGGAGAAGTGATTATTACGGCAGCCTGGATAGTCACACATGGCGCGAGGACTTGGCCAAAGGCTTTCGCGAGTGCCTGAGAGTGCTCAAGCCCTACGGTGTCCTTGTCTTTAAGTGGTGCGAGTGTGATATCCCGCTTAAAGATGTACTGGCACTTTGTCCGGCAAAACCAATCATCGGTAATCGCCGCCCTAAAGCGTCTAAGACGCATTGGATACTTTTTATGAGGGAGCCGCAAGAGCAAGCCGCTCTACCGGCAGAGGACTATATCGACAATCAAACATTTGCATTGGCGACGTAAAGGAGAAGCAATGAAATATCGTAAGAAGCCTGTAGTAATTGAGGCCGTGCAGTACACACCTGATATGACACCGCCTCAATGGTTAGTTGATGCACAGGCAGCAGGTATTTTCTGTCAAACAAGAGATGCAGATGGAGATAGCTGCTGGTGCATTAAAACCTTAGAGGGCGAGATGGTAGTAAGTCCTAACGACTGGATTATTAAAGGTGTCAAAGGTGAGCTTTATCCATGCAAGCCAGATGTCTTTGAACAAACATATGAGCTAGAGGAGCCACGATGACAGAAGGTGAATACATCGTTGGTACCGACGGCAACAGCGGGCATTGGCTCACAGATGAACCAATCGTGAGATGTCGAGATTGCAGCCACCAGCATTACAATCCGCTTTGTGGCTACATCTGCGATGGCTTTGGATTCGTAATCCCAGAGGATAATTTAGACGGCTTCTGCGCATGGGGTGAGAGGAGCGATGATCATGATTGAAATTAATCCACAACATGAAGTAAAAGCACGCAAGACGCACCACTGTTCGTGGTGCGACAAAGAGATACATACAGGCGAGAAATACATAACCTCTACGCTCAAGGTTGACTTCATTTACGAGTGGCGCGCGTGCAGCAGGTGCAAGCCTTACGTAGACGAAATGTTTGATGACGATGTGTGGGGCAATTACGACTCCGGAGACGGCATAGATCAGCAGACATTTTTGGATTTCATGTCAGAAAAACATTATGACGTATGGCGTAAGTGGCAACTCGCGGACGAGAAAGAGCGAGCAGCGAAAGCGGTAAAAAATGCAGCTAAAACCAATCGTTAAGCGTAACGCTAAGGGAATATGGTGTTGCCGTCTGTATCTTGGGCGAGATTTTAGCGGCAAGTTGATACAGCCTTACACGTCTTTTTCGGCAGCGACAACCGAAGAAGAAGCGCAGGCTATGGCCGAGCTGTGGGCAGCTCACCTTACCGCCGACGGCAAGGTCAAGAGTACCAATCTGGTGCAGCTTTTGTGCGAGTATACGGAGTTAAAGCGCCGCAACGGCGCAAGCCCAAACACCATCAGACAATACCAAAGCTTTGTCAAAAACCACATCTTAAAGTATCTACCACGAGCCACGGTTGACACGCTTGTACCTGCGGACTTTACCGCATTTGAACAGCAGCTCTTAAAACCGCGAGAAGACGGAGGAGCGGGGCTATCACGCAATACTGTTATCAACGTCCACCAATTCCTAAGGAGTGCCTACAACTACTTTGTTGCCTCCGGCATTTGCTCGATAAACCCGCTTTTCAATGTCGCTAAACCATCGCAAGAGCGACACGAGGCGGTCTCGATGGAGGAGTGGGGCTTTGCCGAGATAGACAAAGCAATTACAGGCGTGCTGGATAAGTCTTTTACTGCTCAAGAGTATAGCTTTGAGACGGTCTATGCCTTTGCGGCATGGCTTGCCTTAAAGACCGGTATGCGCTGCGGCGAGGTCTGCGCCTTGCGCCGACAAGATGTAAACCACATGCAGCGCTATATTCACGTGTCCGGCACGGTTATCGAGGAGCCACGCCGCCAACCGTACCGTCGAGACGTGACAAAGGGCAGACGTCACAGAAACGTCTCCATCACCGACGCAGACCTCGCTTTGATTGATAGGTATTCACAGCTGCAAGGTAAGCGTATGGGAGTGGCTATAAAGGGCGCTACACCCCTTGTAAGCGTCACAGGCGCGTTTATGAGACCTACTAAGGTATCAAGCGCGTTTACCGCTCTCAGGCGCTCTCTTGAGCTTCCTGCTGGCATTACTTTCCACACGCTCCGGCACACGCACGCTTCATGGTGCCTTGCTAATGGCGTGGATCTAAAGACGCTCTCGGAGCGCTTGGGACACGCCGACGAAGCAACAACACTTAGGATCTATGCACACGTACTTCCGGGACGAGACCGAGCCGCCGCAGAAGCTTTCGAGACGGCCGCAAAGCGCGTTACACAGACCTTTAATTCTGCACCTTAAGTTTTACAAACCATTTGCAATTTTTTGCAATGGAGCGTTTTTGACACTTTTTGCAAAAGGAGAAAAGCAAGAGTTAAACAAAGCTTTTTAGAGTGTTTCCATTTTCCAAAAGTAGATAAGAAGTAATTATCTACTCCACTACAAGAAAGGAATAACTTTTTATGAAACTATCTGAGCCAATGCAGCGTTTAAGAGATGCGCTTTCCGCGCGTCGTATTTCGTGGGAAGACAAGTCAGATTACATGGATCGTGGGGACGCTGGCATCCATGTAATCGAGCGTACACAGTTTCGGAGTGGCACTGAGACCATAAGCGCCATATATGGCTATACAGAGGACTCAGGCATCCGCTACGGCATTACATACGGTTATCCGGATATGGTCGAGGTTATGCCACTTGATGACATCGACTACGTAGACCCACGTCCGATGACACCGGAAGAAATACTCGACTGCATCATTCCCGCTTAAAGGAGAAATCATGAAGAAACAACCACTGTACGACAGCGACGCAATGGCTGCCCGTCCGCTTGAGAGCTTCCTGCACGATTCCAATGCTCATGACGACATGAAAATAAAGCGCGTACGCTTCCGGCTTGGAAAAGAGGGTGTATGTACTTTCTGGTTGCTCTGTGAGGCTCTGGCGCTCACAGACGGCCACATTCTTTCCTACAAAAACGACGAAGACATATTGACGCTTATGGACTATCTCTGGTGTCAAAGTTTCGAGGAAGTGGAGAAGAATCTTTCCTGTTTTGCAGATGTCGGACTTATCAATTCTGACTCTTTGCGCGAGGGGAAAATCGTCTCAGAGCGTTTACTTGAAAATGCGCTCATTGTTGGAAAAAAGAGAGCCGCCGGCGCTAAAGCCATCGCTAAAAGGTGGTCAAAAAAGGAATGAATACCTGCGGTTTTATACGGTCGTATTACGAACGTATTACTAGCGTATATACGGTCGTAATACAAAGATAAAGAAAAGAAAAGAAAAGACTTACTACTAAACCTTACTAGTAATAGACGAACGTTTGTTTCAATGGTTTAGGAGAGAAAAAAAGAATGGGGTGGATGATGGGTGAAGCGAAAGCAGATGGAGTTTTTAAGGACAGATGGTACTTTGTCTCAGGAGCCGTAAGCGGCATCGAGGATCGCAACAAGCCTGCCTTTGATGCAGTGGAAAAGTGGCTGCGTCAGGAAGGGGCTAAGGTCGTATTTAATCCGGTGGCCGTCATAGATGCGAACAAAAGCTGGGAGGACGCTATGCGGATATGTCTCCATGTCCTCACGGAAAACAAATACGACGCGCTTATATGCTTGCCCGGGTCGCCAAAAAGTTGCGGCTCTATGCTTGAGCAGGCAGTTGCTAAGAGCATCGGCACAAAGGTTTTGATGCTCGATCAGATAGCTCTTGACGAAATTAAAGCTCAAGTTGGCGCGCTATGAGCTACGCGCGGGATTACTTCGAGCAGGCGCGAGAAGCGGTACGCGAGCTGCAAAGCATACGCTCAAAGCTTGAGGGCTTGCCGTATCGGCTGGATATAGGCGGCATCGATTACTCAAAACCCACGATAGCGCACGGCACCGCGCAGAGTGGTATGCCTGCTGTGGAGCAGGCAGTTGATGCAGAGAGCCGATACATCAAGCGCATGGGCGAGCTTGTGGAGATCATCAATGCCGCTTACGACATCATTTACGGGAGAGACCGTAAGAGCGGCCTTTTGGCGCTTGCAGGCTATGAGTGCACAGACGCGCTGGAGCTTCGCTACCTCAAGGCCATGAGCTGGCAAGAGGTTTCAAAGAGCATGAATTACAGCGCTCGAGCATGTCAAAGGTTCGCCGATACGGCGCTCGATATGTGCGAAGCATACGGATTGGCAAAGGTTAGAGATGGTAAAGGAGTTGCTACTCAATGACGAAAATAAAAGCAGTACGTAATCGCGTACACGCAGAGCCGCTTAAAGGGTTATACCTCAAGCGCAATTTGGCGCCAAGATATGAGGTGCAAGACGGTGTACTCGTACAAAAGATAGACGCGCATTGTCTCGATAGCACGACTATCGGAGCTGATGGAGTGCTGGTAGTACTCCCACATCGGCGCACACTTGCTGACAATCTCCGCTCCCTTGCTAAGTTGATACAGTACATTCGCCGCGAGTATGGCGATCAGATATCGCAAGAGCTCAAAGACGAGCTCGATAAAAGGCAAGAGCAAGACCACGCAGCATACAGGCGTGATGGTAAGAGCAAGCGCGAGGAGGAGACAAAATGACGGAGTTACCGGAGTGTATGCACTTGTCCTTTACGACAGAGTACATAGAGGGGCTACCGGCACCAAGCACTTATTACACGCTGAGTAATGCAGTCGGCACGGTCTCGGTACGAGTGCAGCGCTCAGGGCTTGCCGATGTGGTAGACGATCTGCGCTGTATGTATGTATGGCTCAAGGATAATGAGGAGGAATTGAGATGATTAATGCCGTGTTATCAGTGGTGGTTCTTGTTGAGATGACGGCGATTCTATTTGCCGATTGGTGTATCAGCAAGCGGCTTACGGATATCGAGGACAAGTACCGCGATTTATGCGATGAGTATGAAAGCATATCAACATCACTTGATTTACTCGAGCGCAAGTTTGAGGCCAAGATACTTGATGACAACGCCGAGTGGATTATTAACCATGTGTCTAGCTGGGGAGACCGCGATAAGATAGGCTATGAAGCTCTACCGGTGATAGATGCTCTTGCTGATGCTCGTAAAGCTCTCAAAAGAGCCCATGAGTATTCCTTGACTGATAGAGACATTGTTTTAGTCAATCGTGAAATATACAGGCAGTACAAGCGTTTGCTTAAGGAGTACTAATCCTGTCGCATTTTGTCGCACTTTGTCACGCCAATATGTGCTACTGTGTTAGCGTGGTTGTTTTTATCGAGAGTTGCAAAAGCCCTTACGAGAGTGAGGGCTTTTGTTTTAGGTAGACAGATGATTGTACCAAGGTATGACTGGGAGCTTGATGCGCTCCTCCGTGAGCAGCGAAAGCGTAACGGCCACGACAGAGCGTTTTATAATTCCGCGCGTTGGAGACGGCTACGCGCTCGAGTACTTGCTGAGTTCCACGGCGAGAGCCAGTACGAGCTTGGTCTTGAGCCGAGCAGATACGTACCGGCTGAGACTGTGCATCACGTGATGCACGTTGACGAGTATCCTGGCTGGGCGCTCTCAGAGTTCGCGCTCGATGCCGACGGTAATTTGATTCGCAACTTGATACCGTTGTCTCATGCGGCGCACGACATAGCGCATGGGCGGTTTGGTAAAAATGTTAGGGCGCAGGCGGCTCTAACTGATGAAATGTGGTGATACATTTATTAAGTCGTTAACGGTTTTTTACGGAAAAACGGCGGAAATACCCCCGGGGGTAAACCCCGAATTAACAAAACCGCAGGTAGACCGGCGGTCACCCACAGGATTTTGATACGCGCGGTGTTTTTCTTTTTTTCTTTCTCTTAAAAACGGAGCCTATATGCTTGATTTTTCCTTACCGTCAGACTTTGGCAGCATTGCTGCTGACCTCGATTTCTCTTTGTCAGATGTTGCAATTCAAAGTCGAGAAGACGGCATCGAAAATAAGCGATATTTGCGTCCAAAAATCTACGAGAATACCCTTGGAATGGTCGAGTATGAGCACGCGGCAGACTTCGCAGAGCAATCCGCAAAAAGAAAAACAAGAAGAAAAAGCAAGCAGGGCTTTACGATGATTTGCCTTTTTAGGAGCATAAATGGCAGAGGAGAAAAAGCAAGGTAAAAAGCGTGGCAAGTACACCAAAAAAGCACGGCCACCGAAAAAGGTAACTGCATGGAGCGAGGAGCAGGCAGAGCAATTCTGCGGGCTGATGCAGGCATTTAATGCTATTGATGATGTGTGTGCCGTTATGGATTGCGATATCGCAGACCTTGACGGCCTGTGTAGCAAGGCATTTGGTTTGACGTTTGAGCGAGCAGAGAAAAAGTTCCACGCACAAGGGCGCGCCCTTATTCGCAAGACGATGTACAAAAGCGCACTTGACGGCAACACCAAAGCGCTTGACATGCTCGCACGTGAGCAGCTGGGGCTTGACCCCGTTAAATCGCGGCAAACCGCATTTAAGGAGAAAAAGCCAGATGAAAGGTTGACGTTGTAATGTGGCGAAGACGACATACAGGCTTCACAAGCGGATAGATTGTCCTGAGATTACCGGATGGCTCCGACTTGTTGAGCGAGGCAGTATCAAGGCATCTCATGAGATGCACCAGCTGTGTAAGATGGTGCGGCACATATTCGCCACGGAACGGCTTTTTATCGATAAAGAGCGCCTTGAGCGTTATATGGGCTATCAGAAGCACTTTCCCTTTGAGCTTGGAGCCGAGGAAAAGTTCCTCGTGGCTCTTTGGCTCTGTACCTTTCGAGAGGGCTTTTTTCCGCGCTTTGACGATCTGCTCCTATATGTTGGCCGCGGTTTTGGTAAAACCGGCTTTGCCGGATATCTCGCTTTTTGCTTGATTTCCCCGGCAAACGGCATACAGGACTACGACGTAGACATTTGCGCCACGGTTGAGAGTCAGGCCAAGATTGGATACGACGACCTTTGGCGCATGTTTGAGCGACGCCCCGACTTCTGGGGTCAAGCGTTTACGTGGAATAAGGTTGAGCTTTACAACCTTGATACCGGCGCACGCTTTAAGTACTGGAGCGGTAACTCTGAGAGCAAAGACGGCATGCGCTCCGGCGCTGTTTTTTTCGATGAGGTTCACGCCTATCAAACCTCCGATGCTATGGAGGTCTTCACCGGCGGCCTTGGAAAAAAGGAGCACCCGAGAAGGCTTTTTACTACAACTGACGGAGATGTTCGCGACGGCGTCTTAGACGAAAAAAAGGCTGAGGCACGAGCGATCTTGGACGGCAAGGCGCCCGACGGTGGCCTTTTACCGTTTATCTGCAAGCTCGATAGCATCGACGAGATAGACGACGAGAGCTGTTGGGTTAAGGCAAATCCGCGCCTCATGACGTCAAAGGTACTGCTTGAGCGGTATCGTAAAGACGTGCGCGAGTGGCGGCGTAACCCACAAAAGCACCCGATGACGCCGACAAAGCGTTTTAACCTCCCTCAGGAGCGCAAAGCCATCGCGGTTACGTCGTGGGCTAACCTCTTGGCAGCGTCCACGCCGATTGATATATCGTCTTTGAGCGGTATGCCTTGCATTATCGGCATTGACTACGCAAAAACTACCGATATGGTGGGAGCCGTTGCGCTCTTTAAGCTTGGAGACAAGTATCAGGTAATTCCTCATGCGTGGTGGTGCACGCACTCAAGCGATGCCGGAGAGGTAAAAGCCCCACTTAACGAGTGGGCGGCTTTAGGGCAACTTGACATCGTAGACGATGTCGAGGTGTCGCCGGAAAGCGTTGCTGCGTGGGTAAGTGCGATATCTGCGGCGTATGACGTGCGCATGGTGTCGATAGATAACTACCGTATTTCTCTGCTTAAAAAGGCACTTAAGGCAGCAGGCTTTGACAGCTCGCTCAAAGGTGAGCGCCAGCAGGTATGGCTTACGCGGCCGTCTGACATTATGTGCGTGCAGCCGGTCATTGACAGTGCGTTTGCGACACACTCGATAGCTTGGGGAGATAGTCCGCTTATGAGATGGGCCACCAACAACGCAAAGCTTGTACCTGCACCAAACGATAATTTTACCTACGGCAAAATCGAGCCTCATAGCCGCAAGACAGATCCGTTTATGGCGCTCGTGCATGCCTTTGTAGTCGCAGACAAGCTTCCAGAGCAATCAGAGGTTGTCGCAGTGGACTTTGAGCCAATGTTTTTCTAAGCCGCCAAAGGGCGGTTTTTTAATGCCATGAAAGAGGACTGTATGCCAGACCAGCGAAGCTTTTACGACTATGAGGGCTTTGTCGATAAGTTTAAGCCTAAAAAGACGACAGATGACTGCTATACACCGCAGCCAATCTACGATGCAATTCTTGAGTGGTGCAGACATGAGTACGATATACCGGCAGACGCTCCTATCGTGAGGCCTTTTAAGCCAGGCGGAGACTATCAGTGTACGGCCTATCCCGAGGGCTGCTATGTTGTCGATAACCCGCCTTTTTCGATTTTGGCTGAGATTAGACGCTGGTATCTCGCGCGAGGTATCAAGTACTTTCTTTTTGCCCCGGCAATGACGATTTTTGGGAGCAAAATTGACGACTGCGCGATTTGCGCCGGTGCGTCGATTGTATATGCCAATGGCGCAGAAGTTCGTACCTCTTTTGTGACAAACCTTGCCGGAGATTATGTCGCCATGAGCGTACCAGGCTTGAGACGGGTAATCGATGATGCCATGGAGGCACTTGCCGCCACAGAGAAAAAAGAGCTCCCGCGATACGAGTATCCCGATAACGTCGTTACCGCATCGATGCTCAATGAGCTTTCAAAGGGCGGCGAGGCTGTCCGTATTGGCCGTAGATCATCCGCAAAGATAGCGCGTCTTGATGCTCAGACATCGATTAAAAAATCAATCTTTGGCAGCGGGTTTTTAGTCGGTAGCGCAAAGGCATCTGACATAGCAAAAGCAAAAGCAAAAGCAAAAGCAAAAGCAAAAGCAAAAGCTGCTCCTCTCGTCTTTGAGCTTTCGCAGAGAGAGAGAGCAATCATTGACATTCTTGATCGTAAAGGCGGTGAGTGATGGCATTTCGCGAGCGTATCGTAGACTTCCTCGGCCATGTACTTGGCCGAGACGGTAAGCCTGCGACAATTACGGCAGCATATGACCTTGAGGCGTGCAAGTGGATGGAGATAGCACGCGACACAATGGCCTCGTATGTATCTGCGGCTCTGCAAAAGTCAGAAATCAGGTTTTATAGCAGTAAAAATGAGCGCACCTTTGACGATGGTGCGTGGCTTTGGAATGTGTCGCCAAACCCCAATCAATCCCGCGCTGAGCTTATAGACGGGCTTGTTCGTGAGCTTCTCTGCAAGAGAGGCGAGGCGCTTATCGTGCCGGTAAAAACAGGTTCCGGCTATCAAATTTACCTTGCGAGCGGCTTTATACGTGAGCAAGGACAAGGTGAGGATACCTTTAGCGGCATTATGTCCGCTCGCAGGCAGATACCAGGTACGTACCGCGCCCGCGATGTGTACTATTTCGACCTTTCCGCATCAAACGGCGTTTCGTCGATTATGCGAGCGGCTGAGCAGCAATATCAAGCCCTTGCAGGTTCCGTTATCGCCGCCATGCGTGACCACAACGCGCCGAAGTGGGTATTTGAGCTTGGGAGCAGCCTTAATGGCACGCCTGAGCAACAAAAAGAGCAGCGCGAGAACTTGCAGAAAAACCTTGAGCGATTTATCAAGGCAAACGGTGCGGCCGTGTGGCCACTGCACAGTGGTCAGGTTATATCAAGGGTATCTGAGGGCACCAATGCAAACCCCGTGACGTCTTCACAGGTAGCAGAGATACGCAAGGACATGTTCGAGACGGTCGCGGAGTGTTTCCGTATGCCAACCTCGCTTCTTTATGGCAACACCAACAACTTCACCGAGCTCTTGTCGAGCTTTTTAACGTTTGCCGTTGATCCACTCGCCGCAGCTATCGGCGAGGAGCTTACGCGCAAGACGTATACGCAAAGCCAGTGGGCAGAGGGCGCCCGCGCCGTCGTAGACACTACGCACGTCCGGCACGTAGACCTTTTCGCGGTTGCCGGAGAAATTGAGAAGCTCGTAGGCAGCTCGATTGACAGTCCTAACGAGATACGCGGCTTCACCGGCCAAGACCCGCTAGACGAGCTTTGGGCGGATGAATACCAACGAACAAAAAACCACGAGTCGGCGGGCGGGGGTGAATAAATGGATACCGAAAAAGTAATGCAGCTGGTTGTGACGCAAGACGAGCCGGATGTGGCAAAGCTCACCATTTATGGTGACATTACCGATGGTTCTTTCTTTGTGCTTCTTTTTGATAAGGAAGACCCGTCTACGACAGGCGGCCTTGATATTGTCAAGGCATTGTCGGAGCTTTCCGACGATGTAAAGACGGTAGAGGTACACATCAATTCTTACGGCGGCGAGGTTATGCAAGGCGTGGCGATTTACAACGCGCTTCGCGATTGCGGCCGTGAGGTCGTGACGGTATGTGATGGCTTTGCCTGCTCGATTGCATCGGTCATCTTTATGGCAGGCTCGCGCCGCATCATGCGTCCGGCATCGCTTTTGATGCTCCACAATCCGTGGGTTTCGGCTCGCGGCAATGCGCAAGATCTGCGCAAGCAGGCCGACACGCTCGATACCATCGCGGAGCTGTCTAAAACGGCTTACATGACAGGTACGTCACTCGATCGCGAGACGTTAGATGCTGTTATGGATGCCGAGACGTGGGTAAGCCCCGAGCAAGCCCTCGAGTGGGGACTTGCCACTGAGGTTAGTGGCAGCAAGGAGGCAGATACGCCTACGCAGTCCGCCCGTGAGACGGTAATGGCTGCGCTTTTGCTCACAAACGTTGATATTCCGGTACAGACGTCAAAGCCTGCACCCGTTGACCCTGAGCCAAAGCTAGAGCCAAAGGAAGTACAAGACCAAGGCACTACCGAGACGCACTTTCAGCGCCTCGCCCGTATTTTTGGCGACAATTAAGGAGACAAACTATGCCAATTACGCTAAATAACATTTCTCGCGATGCCTCCAAGCAGCTTGCCGCTGCTTTTGCATCCGAGGACACGCAGCAAATCGAGGAGGGTTTTGCTGCATTGCAGCTCGCCATTGCTGAGGATGTTGCTGCGCAGTACAAGGAGGCCGTTGCCACAAATGACGCGGCTATCCTTTCCGCGCGTGGTTTCCGCCAGCTGACGAGCACCGAGACCAAGTACTACGAGAGCGTTATTGAGGCTCTCAAGTCCGATGCGCCCATGCAGGCGTTCGCCTCTATCCCTGATAAGGCTTTGCCCGTCACAGTGATTGATGATGTGATGCGCAACATCACCAAAGATCACCCACTGCTCGCAAAGGTACACATCACGCCTACCGGCGCAGTTACGCGCTATGTGCGCAACCGCCACGGCTCCAAGCGTGCCGTTTGGGGCGCCTTGGATGCGGCCATTGCGACGGAGATTACCTCTGACTTTGACGTTATCGACATCACACAGGGTAAGCTGTCCTGCTTTGCCATTGTCACTCGCGACATGCTTGCGCTCGGCCCCACATGGCTTGACGGCTATGTACGAGCCGTCCTTACCGAGGCTATTGCAGATGGTCTTGAGTACGGCATTGTTGCCGGTAAGGGTGCCGCAGGTGAGCCAACCGGCCTCAATCGCAAGATTGCCAAAGACGCCGACTACAACGCCACCACCGGTTACAAGGAGAAGACCGCTGAGCTGGTCACTACCTTTGAGCCAAAGGAGTACGGTAAGTTGGTCGCAAAGCTCGCGAAAAACGAGGGCGGCAAGGACAAAGGAGCAGGTGCACTTGCGAGTCTGTCGCTCATTTGTAATTCGACCGACTACCTCACCAAGATCATGCCGGCAAGTACGACTCAAACGCCGGACGGTCGCTATGTCAACGGCTTGTTCCCGGTACCGACTGAGGTAATCGAGTCTGCGGCTGTGGCTGATGGTAAGGCAATCCTTGCATTGCTCGGTGAGTATGACATGTTTGTCGGTGGAGATCGCGGCATTGAGTATTCCGACGACTTTAAGTTCTTGAACGATCAGCGCGTCTTTAAGGTCGTTACCTATGCCAACGGCATTGCCTACGACGATACGACCGCGCTTGTTCTCGACCTTTCTAAGCTCGAGCCTCAGTATCTCAATGTCACCGTCAAGGGTGAGGTTAAGACTAAGGCGTAAGGAGGCGCAATGGCTGACTATACGCCAGAGGAGCGATTAGAGGCCGTAAAGCGCAAGCTTAATGTCACATGGCAAAACCCGGAGACTGACGGGCGGCTCGATGATGTAATTGCCATCGCGTCGCCCGCTTTGGCATCCCGCCTTGGCTATGAGCACACGCACGCTTTCTCTCCTGCTGACGGCGAGCCGTGGGGGCTTTTCCTCAATGCGTGCCTTTATGAGTTCTCCGATGCTTTGGATGACTTCTGGCGCAATTACGCCGAGGAGCTACGCACTGCGCGTTCGCTTATTACCAAAGGTGAGCATGTGGCAGGTGATGACAGTGAGCCTTAAGGCAAAGCGTGTCGTCTTTGCGCCGACAGACGGCGTATTAGACATCTGTAATGATGATTCAAATCGTCTTATCCGCGGCTTAGATTTCTCACGCCCCGCCGGACTTACGCCCTTAGTAAGCGGTCTTGCGTTTCGCAAGTCCGCCGTTCGCGCAGTTGACGCGCAATTACTCGGAGCGAGCGCAGAGGCGGTCACGCTTAAGGTTTCCATACGCCGGCCTCCGAAGCTTGATACTACCAATACCATCTCCATTGATGACAAGGTCTACGACATTACGCGCACAGACGATGATGGCCGCCTTGTGTGGCTTTACCTCACGCAGATAAAAACATTTGGCCAATGTGAGCTCGTGTCAGTCAAGACAACCTATGACGATCTTGGTATTGCAAAGAGTATTGAGGCGCGCCAAAAGGTATACATGCGCGCGATTACATACGGCCAAGAGGCCGCCTCAAAGGGTCTTTTTAACGATACGACAATCACGCTGCGCACTTGCGACTATGCGGGTGAGCGTGTCGTTGTTATGGCCGGTGTGCGCTACCGCGTGCAGAGTGTTGCCGGAGACGGCGACTGGGTGCGCCTGCGCTGTGTTGAGGGGGTGGCTGAGGTTGGCAAGTCATAGCTATACCGTATCTACCGACGAGTTGGCAGCAGCTATCGCTGAGATGGTACAAGACACCATTGACGAGGATGAAAAAGTTCTGCATGAGCGCGTACAGGAGGCCGCAAAAACCACCGTAAAGCAGCTCAAAAGTTCATCGCCGAAGAAAACCGGCGTATATGCCTCTAGCTGGATTGCGACTGTTGATGATGACGACATCGGGCACATGGCTGTGACGGTTCACAATCGCAAAAAGCCGGGACTAACTCACCTGCTCGAAAAAGGTCACGCCAAATTTATTCATGGCCATCCGACAGGCGGCCGTGTTGCCGCACATCCGCATATTGAGCCAGCCTATGAGGCAGGAGCTAGGGTATTAAGGCGGGGGACATAATGCAGACCTTAAGAGAGCTCACCTCATGTATCAAATCGTGTGGCCTGCCGTTTGCGCAGATTGAGTTTGATACGACCGACGGATCAACGCCGCCGGAGATGCCGTTTGCCTTACTTGTGCCGGAGACGACGCAAGACGAGATAGCAGACGGCATCAATTTTTACCACGTTACGCCATATACCGTAGAGATCTATACACACGGCCGCGATATGGACTTGGAGGGGCGCTTTGAGCTCGCCCTTATCAAAGCCGGGTTTGCATACGTACGTCGTACGGTGCCTCTTGGTGATGGCGTGCTTGAGACAACCTATACCGTCACTACCTACGGGCAGTGACGCAGAAAGGAGGCCGTATGGCCGCAGAGCAAAAGGTCAGATTTGGCCTGAGTAAACTTCATTTCGCAGAGCTTACCGCTGATGGTAAAGCCGCAAAGCCTTGGCCAAATATTGGCGCCAAGTCAGTGAGCGTATCCAATGGATCAAGTTCGTCTATGTCGATTCCCGCCGACAATAACCCCAACTTTTTCACAAAGTCAGGAGGCGCCAGCGGTAAAGAGTACGAGTTTGAGGCTACGCGCTTTGTGCGTGATTTCTACACCAAAATCTTGGGACAAACCAAAGACGCCACTACAGGCGCTCTTGTCGAGTCTGTAGACGACGTAGCAAAGCAATTTGCCGTTGGCTTTGAGATTAGTGGCGATTTGGGCGGCTATCGCGTCTGGGTGCTCAACTGCGCCGCCACAGGAGTACCTACCTATTCCGCCAACACCAATACCGAGGGCAGTCTTTCTGAGTCCTCTGAGAAGCTCTCCGTTAAGGCGTCCTCGATTAAGTGTAAGGACGGCAAAGAGCGCACGGTGGTTACCTTTGAGCCGGGCGACGCCGGATATGCTACCGCCTTTGATGCGGTGCCATTCCTCGCCGCTGCTGCGTAAGGACTGTTTTTAAGCGGGGGAGCAATTCCCCCGCTTTTTCATTAAGGGAGAAGAGATCATGGCTGTAAACGCAAACAATACCGATATTATCGATATGACAGACAGTCTCAGCCGCGAGCTTGAGGTTGAGGCAAGTAATTTTGCCTGCAAGATTTACGCAGACGAGTTTCGCGGCAAGGTCACGGAGCCGTATAAAGGCTCACTGATTCATGACCTGCTTATGACGCGAAAAACAATTAGTGAAAAAGAACTTGGTTTTCCCGAGTGGGGCGATGTACCACAGCTTTTAGGCATTGTGTGGGCTATGGCCACAGCCGCAGGGGCTATCAAGTGCAAATATACAAAGTTTGAGAGTGACGTTTTGAAGGGCACTGCGAATATGTATGAGTGCGCCGGCGCATTTAATGTCGTCGCGGGTGAGCTTGCAGAGCGCACCTTTTTTCGCCTCCCAAAACGACTTGGAAATCTTCAAAAATCCGACGAAGCAGAGACCGCGTAAAGGGTTACCGCAACCGCCGGAGTATGCGCCGCCTAAAGAGGTAAGCGCATGGAAAGAGCTTGCACTCATTGTGCAGCTTATAGAGGCAGGCGTGCCGTATGGCGACGCTTTGCATATGTCACCAGTAGACGCAAACAAACTATTGGCGCTCGTGAGCGCCATGAAAATACCTCCCGACGAGCGCGAGGAGGTGGAGATTATCGGCACCGCGGCTGATGCAAAGGCCGTCTTTGGCAGCTTTTAGGGAGGTTTTATGGCAAGTGAGTACAAGGGCTTGACGGTAAAGTTTGAGGGCGACTCGACAAAGCTTACTGCGGCTCTTGGTGAGATCAACAAAGCCTCCCGCAAGGCACAATCACAGCTGCGCCAGATGCAAAACGCCGCGAAAATCGACCCATCGAATATCAAGGCGTTTCGCGGCGCGGTTGAGGCGGCGCGCGATAAGGTAGAGGCGACTACCAAGCGTGTAGATGCCCTGCGTCAGGCACAACAACAGCTTGCCGCGTCAGGAGATACGACAAGTGATGCATACAAGCGAGTAAACCGTGAGCTTACACTTGCAGAGACATACCTCAAGCGCGATCAGCGTGCACTTGTGGAGGCTACCAATGCGGCGAGCGCTTTTGGCCGCGCTTCCGTGCATATCGAGCACTTTGCCGATAAAGCAAAAAACGCATCAAGTAAGATGCAGGCGATAGGCTCTACGCTTACACGTCATGTGTCCTTGCCTTTGGCCGCAGCCGCAGCCGCCTCCTTTAAGAGCGCCGTTGACATTGATACGGCGCTTACTGGGGTACGTAAGACCGTCGATATGACGGAGGAGGGCTACCAAAACCTCAAGCGTGGAGCGGTAGAGCTCTCGCGTACGCAGCCGGTAAGTGCTAACACCATTCTCAACATGGAGGCACTCGGCGCACAGCTTGGCTGGAGCAATGATAAGCTCCAAGACTTTGCCATGACTGTTGCAGGGCTTGACATTGCAACCGATATGGATGCTGAGACGGCGGCCACGGAGTTGGCGCAATTTGCCAACATCACGCGCATGGCACAGGGCGACGCCGGGCGGTATGCCAGCTCGATTGTCGCACTCGGCAATAATATGGCCACGACCGAAAGTAAGATTTCGGCCATGTCGCAGGGTATGGCATCAGCCGGTACACAAGCCGGGATGTCGCAGGCCGATATTTTAGGCATAGCCGCAGCCGCCGCATCCCTTGGTCTTGAGGCACAAGCCGGAGGCTCTGCGTTTAGCAAGACCATAAATGAAATTGGTATGGCCGTCTCGACCAACGGCAAGACCTTACAGACATGGGCTGACGTTGCCGGTATGTCAGTCGAGCAGTTTAAGGCCGCATGGCAAACTGACGTTACAGGCACCTTTGAGCGCGTTATTGAGGGCTTGGGTAAGGTCAAAGCAAACGGCGGAGACCTTAACGAAACCCTCGCTGATCTTGGTGTGACAGAGCTTCGCCAGTCTGACTTCTTGCGCCGTATGGCCGGCAACTCTGATTTGGTATCTCGCGCGGTGCAGCTCTCCAATGGCGCGTGGAAAGAGAATACGGCGCTCAATAAAGAGGTTGAGAATCGTAACAAGTCGCTTGCGGCAAAAATTGATGTGCTCAAAAATCGCGTAACGGCACTTGCCACAGAGGTTGGAGGGCCATTAGCTGACGCCGCTATGGCAGCACTTGAGGCGGCCGAGCCGTTTTTTAAGTCAGTCGAAAAAGGCGCAAAGGCGTTTGCTGAGATGGATAAAGGCAGTCAGCAGACGATACTTAAGCTGGCGGCTTTTGCCGCCGCAGCCGGTCCCGTAATTTCCATCGCAGGAAAGCTTACCGGTGCAGCCGGTAAAATCGCCGGCGGTGTTGCTGGGGCGGTTAAGGGTCTCGGCAATTTTGTCAACGCCGCTACCGCGACAGACACCGCAACAAAAGCGGCGTTTTCTTCGGCCGGTGGTCTTTCCGGCAAGCTTGGTACTTTGGCTGGTTCCGCCGGTTTAGCCGGTGGTGCGGTTGCTCTGGTAGGTGCTGCTCTTGTTGGTTTTACTGGTGCGGCCATTGCAAACGCAGTCCGCCTTGAGCATCGCTTTGATGGTGTTAAAGGTGCGATTAAGTCTTTCGACGCTGAGGTAGGCCGCTCCGGTGCCCTTGCTCATTTTTCACAGGAGCTTGACGACGTCGGACAACACAGCACTATCGCTAAGTATTCGCTTGACGACCTTGCAGGATCGCTCTCAAAGCACGGTGCCGCTATTCGCGAGAATAATGATGCCGCAGAGGGCACGATCGCGCAGCTGAATACCTTGCAAAACGTCATTGGCGACTCAATCGGCAAAACGAATCTGAGCGCAGAGGAAAACGGTAAGCTTGAGTGGGCACTGAAAACGCTTGCCGACCAGTACGGTATCAATATCAGCAAATCTGATGTTTTGGCCGGTAAATACACTGACGAGAATGGGCAGGTACAAGACCTAAAATCCAATATTGATTCTCTTGTTGAAGCAAAGAAAAAAGAAGCACGAATCAACGCCGCGGCTAAAAACCTTACTGAGGCATATTCTGCGCAGATTGACGCCGTGAAGGCGTATCAGTCTGCGGTAAAAGATCTAAATGAAGAGTACCAAAAGTCGTACAAGCATTTCTACGACACCGCGACAGATGCACAGCTTAAGACGGCCGGCCAAACTCGTGAAGAGTTTGCAGCTAATGCAGCAAAGGCATCTCATACATACAATGAGCTTAAAGGAAATGTTGATGAGGCCAAGAAGTCCTTGGAAGACATGAATGGCCAAGTCAAATACCTTGAGGCGCAGATGGGAGATGCCGCAAGTGGTGCGCTCGAATTTGGAGACGCTATCGCGGCTCTTGGCTCTAAAGCCATCGAGAGCGCAACTAATGCCGGACTTGACATTACTAAGCTATCGGAGAGCCTCCAAGCGGCTGGTGTTTCTGTTGAGCAAGTATCGGCTCTTGGTACCGATATGTTCTCGGCGCTTGCGACTGCAAGTAAAGGCAGCGTTGATGATATGGTCACGTCAATTCAAAACCTTAATGCCTTGGGAATTGACCCAAAAGAGTTTACGGTGACTGATGATGGGACGATTCAAGATCAAGCAGGGAATATTTGGGACTTTAACGCCATGACCATTAATGGCAAGCATTACACCGTCAACAGCGATGGCACTATTACAGCTGAGGAGCTTGGAATTGACCACTTAGAGGCTAAAAAGATTACTGATAAACGTTTTGTCGTTGAGGCAGAAGACCATGCAACAAGTACGATTAGTCATGTGATAGGTATGCTCTCGCAGGTCTCAGGGGTCTTTACAGCACACCTTCACGCCAACGCTTCCGGAGGAATTGTTGGCCATGCCGCCGGCGGCATACGTATGCACGCAAACGGTGGCGCAATTTACAATCGCCCAACCTTTATCAGCCCTCATGATGTAATCGGCGAGAATGGCTCAGAGTACTACGACGGGACGCATATTATTCCGCTTACCAACAAGCAGCACTCACAGCCATTTGTTGATTTGATCGCTGATGGCGTTGTGAGCCGTATGGGCAATTTGCAGCATACGGAGATTAAATACGTAACAATCAATCAAGATGTACACCTCGGTGCGAGCGACCCAAGCGTTACCGCTCGTACGATGGGGCGCGATCTCGCGGCGGTGATTTAATGGGAGCGTATAAGCCTTTTAGTATTGATATAGATGGCCTTGAGCTTAAAGCACAAAGCGAAGGCATGTCAAAAGATGGCCTCTATATCGATTGGGCTACCGGTATTACCGGATGGTTTGAGTCGCCGCCTGCTAAGGTCTCTATGACGGAGCGAGGGCAGGGACACGGCTCTTTTGATATCCCGGACGAGGCGGTATTATTCTCCGCGCGTACGGCAGTAATTGGCGTTGTCGCCTCGACTATTGACAGTGATATAGCCGCGGCGTTGCGGCGCAACCTCCTCTCCCGTACGTCTCGTATCGTCCGCGTGACGGTACGAGACGGCGAGGAAGAGACGTTTGCGCATGGATACATTACGGTCAAGTGGACTAATTCACGGCTTGACCATCTGCAAAATGGCGAGATTACCTTTGTGGCAGCAAACCCGAGACGTTACTCGACTACGGTACATACCGGATATATGGCGGCATCAGGCACGACAGACGACGGTGGACTTATCTACGACGCTGGGCAGGTGCTTCACTGGCCGCTTAAGTGGGGCGAACAAGCGCCCCGTGAAAACATTTGTACTGTGCAAAACCACGGTACCGCGACGGCCTATCCCGTCATTACCTTATCGGGAGACCTTGAGGCAGGTGCGGCCATTACCGGAGATGGGTGCGAGTTGGTATATACGCAACCTGTATACACAGGTTCTCCCGTTGTCCTCGATTGTTTGAGCAGGATCGCGACCATCAATGGCGTTGACGTTACACGTAGTCTTTCCTCGCGTACTTTCCCGGGCGTTTTACCTGGTGACTCTTTAACGCTTGTTCTTGGTGCCTCCGGCACAGGTAGCGCGAGCGTAGAGCTTAGAGATACATACATTTAAGGAGCATATATGAGCGTAGCTTTTGGCGTGCCGCAAGACGGTGCAAAGGGTACTACCGCCGCTGATATGCGGCACATCCTCGATTACAAGTGGGCAAACACCGGCGTTGTCGGCGGCCTTGAGTGCAACGGCTCAAGCGGCCTTTACTACATCGTGTCTAAGGGCATGGCCGTATGCTCTCGCGGTGCTTCTGACGGTAAAACTGAGGCGTTTTTTCCAGGCGGAAATACTCCGGCTGTTGCGGCAAATGCCACCGGTTTTAGCCGTATCGATGCCGTATGGATCAAGGCTCAAGACAAGACACAGGGCGACGCAACTAACGAGGTCGTCGTTGGTGTGGTGCAGGGTACGCCATCACAAACTCCGGTAAAACCTCAGCTGCCAACCGGCACCGTTGCTATCGCCTATATGCTGATGCCGGCGGGTGCAACTACGACGCATCAAGCATATAAAACGGGAGAAGTTGATAGTGCAAATCAGGCAGGAGCTTCTCTTGGGGTGCTGGTTGATCATACCGACTCCGGACAAGGTAATTTGTCAAGAGGGCAAGGCAAGTACACCTTTATCGGCGAAAAGTTTTTTGTGCCAACGAAGCGCGCGTTGTCCGTGCAGCTCAATGCGTCTCTACAGGCGATCAATGCAACCAATCATTTTGGTAGCGCGTACCTTTTGTATGAGATTGACGACAAGATCATCAAGACTTTTAAGCTTGGTCTTTATGATTTCTCGCCTATGTCGTACACCTTTACCGACACGACGACCGTCGATGCAGGTAACCACACAATCAAGGTATCCATATATGCCTCGGCTCAAGAGCCGGCATCTGATATCTACTTCGCGCATCGAGACGAGTACTACGACAACGGCCAGCGCCTCGTCGTAGCTGACCTTGGGATGGCGAAGTAATGTGGAGCTTACATTTAGCCGATACCATGACGGGGCTGCTGGGTGAGCCGATAGACATCCCACACTTTAGCTGGGCGCTCTCACTTACCGATAGTAGCTTAGTCACCGGCGATAAGATGGCAGGCGTAGACGAGCTGACATCGCTACAGCTCCCGTGGACGTCTGTGCCGGCAGCGACGCCACAAGCGCGCTCCGCGGCTCTGCAATCATACAAGCGCGCTATCGTCCTTTTATGGGACAATGTACCGCTTATGTATGGCATCATCGGTTCCCGCACCGATACCTACGACGGGACGAGCTTCTCGGCTCTATCGATCTTCTCGCTGCTTAAAAGTCGCATTTTGACTGACGATAGCAATTTTGGTAAAGGTACGATTTGGGCTAAAGATGCCGACTATAGCCACGAGGGCGACCAAGAGGGCACTGTGACGAGTGTCACGCGCGGAGATAAGACTTTTACCGGCTCTTTGCGCTCAATCTGCTGTCAGATTGGCCGTGAGCTTACCGACCTCAAGCCAGCCGGACAGTTGCCGATAGATTGGCAGTACCTCAACGAGGCTGGCAAGCACATCCGCACGTATCACAATTTCAACGTCCAAAATAACGATGGACAAAAGCTACTCAAAGCGATCAGCGAGGTTACCAACGGCATCGATATGCGCTGGGTGCCGTACATGGCCGATAAAAGCCACGTACGCGTACGCTTTGAGGCTGGTACCGATTCTGAGCCATATATAGGGCAGCGCGGTATACCTTTTGGATTCCACAGCTTTCGCGGTGGAGGCAACCTATCAGACATTAAGGTTGCGCATCAAGGGGCTACGATGCGCGTATATGGTACCGGTGCAGGCCATGAGGAGGCTATGCTGTGTCACAAGTCAGAGGACTTGAGACTATGCAGTACGCAAGACCCCTTACCGCTTATCGAGATGGCAAAGAGCAACTCTGACTGGGAGACACCGGCGCTTGTAGCAAGCCATACCGACGCTGTACTCGATACGGTCAAGTCTCCACTTGTGCAGATCAGCGGTGTCTATCACCTACGCGACAAATACGCTCCACAGATTGGCGAGCTTTATCCAGGCGATGTAGTAGACGTCACCATTGAGGACTTTCCGAGCTTGCCGAGTCGTATATATCGCCTGCGCGTCGCGGAGATGCGAGGTGATAGTTCAGATGCCGTAGAGATTCTTTTTGACCCAATCAAAGACCCCATATATTCGTAGTTTTAGGAGCAGAAATGAAAAGAATTAAGCTTGTAGGGCAGAAGAGCCGTGAGGAGCTTATATCTGATCGCCTTGCGTATGCCATCGATGCCGCAGAAGGAGCACTCACCGCACCTACAGGGCAGCAGTCATGGACTGATGCCAGTGCAGATACCCATACGGTAAAAGCTACGCTAGAGCGTGCAGAAACAGCCGCTGCGGAAGCCAAAACTTCCAAGGAGTTGGCGGAAAAAGCTAATGAGTTGGCTGAGGGTGCAGCTACCAAGGCACAAACGGCACAAAAAGCGGCAGAAGATGCCGCTACCGTTGCTGAGGGTGCAGCAACCAAGGCGCAAGATACAGCAAAAATTATTCACGAGAAAGTGCAAGATGGGAAAAAGGTGGTTGTTTTGGGCTCTGACACAACAACAGCAGTACAGTGGGGTGAAGTCCCGACTACGTATACGCATGGATCTAATCCTGAAACGCAAAATCAGCCTACTGTAGGCACGCAAACTGAAAATAATTTTATGTTGCACGTAAAAGGCGACGCTGTAGTTGAAAGCTTAGATGGCGACGCTGTAGTTGAAAGCTTAGGTGGCGACGTAGTACTTCATGCGGACAGTAGTCTTGACGGCAAAGTCTATATCGGTTTACCAAAAAACGATGCAAATATTGCAGCCTCACGTGGGGTACTTGCTGATGTCCTTAGTAGATATGTGCTCAATTCTGACCTTGCGGTAAAGCTTGCAAATCTTAAACCTGCTCTATCCGCTGCTGCGCTTTCCGCGCTTGATATTATTGCCGTAAAAACCGACTGGTCATATTTGCATGGCTCAGCAGCTGATGAAGGCACTGCGAGCACTTGGGCAAAGTGGCGCGTATATATGGGGGAAGTCCACATTATCGGTGCCTTGAGTAAAGGTTTTAATGGTGAGCGTTTTACCGGTCTTATCCCCTCCGAATGGCTCCCAAAGTCACCAGCGACAAGCGGTGGTATCTACTTACCGATAGATGGTACGTCTACTCTGTGGGTATCCTCAGCTGATGGCGGCTATACAGGACAGGTATACGGCTATAACAAGGAGTCTTCCTCTGTTGGTTTTGAAATCTCTTACACACCGGAAAAATGGCTCTAATGCGAGGAGGTGATGCCCATGGGAGACGAGAGCGTATCTCCGGAAGCATTTAAGGCTCTAGAGCGTCGCGTAGAGACGTTAGAGGGGCGGGTGACAAAGCATGGGGTAGAGATACAGTCTTTGCAAATCGGCACGACCGCGCTCGATATCAAGCTCGAGGCCATGCAATCGACGCTTGAGGTAATACAGGCGGCGATTGATAGGCTTAATGACAAGGTCGACGCACTTGCAAGCGTTCCCGGCGAGCATTGGAAAGATGTCACAAAGCAGGTAATCGCACTACTCGTGGCCGCAGTAGTCGGCTTTTTAATTACCAAGATGATCGGTCAGTAAGGCCGAGAAAAGGAGAAAAAGAAATGAACGTATGGATTAAAGCAGCATTGGTTCGCGCCATTAAGACGGCAGCACAAACGGCCGTTGCCCTTATCGGCACCAATGCCATCGGCATTACCGCCGTTGACTGGGCAGCGGTGGCATCTGCGGCGGCTCTGGCGGCTGTGGTGTCCTTGCTTACCTCTATAGCCGGACTTCCGGAGGTTGACTCCGGTAAGTCTCCGCTCAAGGCAGCTAGCGTGGAGGGGGAGTAATGGCAGATTTTACCGGAGAAATTACTCCTGACATTTGGGCACCCACTACAGCTTTCGACGCAGGACGCGGTGGCCACTCGGTAGCATATATCGCAATCCATCATGAGGCGACAGTTGGAGCAAGTGCAGAGCGGCTCGCGGCCATGTGGTCGGCTGGTGGCGCTACAAGCGCTCATTACTCCGTAGACGGCGACGGCGTAATTGCTCAGCACGTCTACGAGAGCGACACAGCTTACGCAGTCGGGCGCTACGTCGAAAATCAGCGCAGTATCTCCATCGAGCACGCTAACAACTCTACAAGCCCGTGGACGGTCGCAGAAGCGACACTTGAGAGCGGCGCACACCTTACGGCGGCACTCCTTATCAAGTACGGTCTGGGATATCCCGAGTGGGGTGGCAACGTCCGGCCACACCGTCAGATTGTGGCCACGGCATGCCCCGGAGAGCTCGCAGAAAGCCAAAACGCACACTTCATGGAGCGTGTGTGTTACTGGTATGAGGTCATGACCGGCTCACGCTCTACAAGTACGGCTGGCTGGCATACAGACGGCAAGGGTTCTTGGTGGTATCAGACCGGCGAGAGTGCAGACGAGTACGCCGTGGGCTGGTACAGGGTTGGCGATAAGTGGTACTACTTTAACGCTTCGGGCTGGATGATGACCGGCTGGGTACACGCAAGCTGGCAAGGCGGCGAGAAGCTCTGGTGGTATATGGATGACTCCGGCGCCCTGGTAGCCGACCAATGGATCAAGTACAAGGATAGTTGGTATCTCCTTGCATCTGATGGCCATATGCTTACCGGTAAGGTCGAGCGAGACGGCAAGATGTACTACCTCGACGCTACAGGCCGTATGGTAACCGGCTGGTACCACGACACCGGAGACGGTCGCGACATCTGGTACTACTTCGACGATGACGGAGCGATGGTGTATGACTGCGTGTACGAGGTCGGAGCGGGTAAGCTCTGCGCCTTTGACCGCGACGGCCATATGATGACAGATGATGTGACGGTCACGATCGACGCATCCGGCTACTTGTCCGGCATTAAAGCTTAAGTGCTATACTGTAACTACGAGCTAGGTGTACTACGTGTCCCTAGCTCCTACAAGGGGCTACGTTCCTAGGCGCGACCCCTTGCGCCCCGCTCCGGCGGGGTGTGCTACGGCGGAAATAAACCCCCTCTCGCTTCGTGCGGGAGGGGGTATTTTCATGTCGATTTTTCCGGAAATTACCAAGGCTTAGGTTAACTGTTCATGTCTCTGCGAATTAAATCTCGCAGATACTCCGCTTTCTTTGGCTTGTTTTGTAAGTACTCATACAGATCATAGTCATCTGGAAAAAAGCGTAAAAGAAATGTCTTAACGCTCTTTTTACGGTACTTTTCAGTAGCCTTTAGCTGAGCTTCCGTTGTCATACTATACTCCTATCTATATTGGTGGTATGATTTGGAGAACAGGAAACCCGCCCGTTTGAACGGGTTTCCCTTTGCTGTTGAGCTAACGTTTTCGGATTACTAGATATGCTACTATCTTTCGGAACGTTAGCTCAATTTTTATTCTCCACTTCACTATCTCACCTCCTTTCGTTGATACTATTATATAACGATATCACTATAAATACAAGTATAAAGATATCATCATATTATCTACATAATTAGATAATTCAAAAAAAGGGTGTGTCTACTAAACACACCCTTAAAAAGTTCTTGACTTTGTGAATAAATTTACCATTACAAACGAGCAGGTAAACGGCTTGTTGTAAGCCGTTCTAAGCGTCTATCTCTGGCTCTATGGAGTACTTGCCCTTGTCTGATGACGGTACAAATCGCACCTGGTAGCCAAGAGCGGTAAGTGCTGCGTATGTCGCGCGTGAATTGGCGTTTGCCTGCCGCCATGAGCCACCATCTGCCGGAGAATGGTGTTCGCGGTAGTCATCTTCGCTCTGCCAGTAAATCAACGTCACTTCTCGTGGCTCTTTGCCGGCTCGCTCGTGCCATTCCTCGACAATCTCAACTGCACTCTCTACGCCTGACTGTTGTAGGCGCAAAGCATCCTCGAGTATATCCCAGGCATCCTGCGGTGCGTGGTAGGTTGGATAAGATGGCGATATCCAACGGCGAACGCTGCGGTCTTCAACTCCCATAATGCGCGCGATGTCTTGCTGGTTGATTCCGACAAGCTCTGACAGCGCGCGGAACTCGGCTTTGCTTCTCTCCATGTCTTCTCCTTTAATGGATGCGCCCCCGTTTCCGAGGGCGCATTGATTCTAAAGCTCATTTCTTTCTTTAATTCTGAAGAAGTACGCTGCTGAGTAGTTTTGATTATCGCATGCCCCATAGTAGTCATTTGCTCCGCTGCAGTAATTCATCCAGTTCTTGTAAGCTTTTTCATAAGTTGGGAAACTTGCGAGTTCCTTAAAAGTTGGGTTCTCGTAAACCCCATCCTCGAACTCGTCAAAACGTACCTCTTCGATAATCCAAGTCGTGCCGTTTTCGTTTGTGTTGTACTTTTTCAT